ACTCCCACTGGAGCTTAAATACATGAAGTTAGACCGCAAAGGCGTTGCCGCACGTGCCGCGCTGGGAGCGTATCTGAAGCCGCGCCTGGCTCAGGATGCTGCACCCAAAGACCTTACCGCCATACTGAATGCGAACAAGTCACCAAAATCTGTCGCTCAGGCCATCGTAGCTAAATACAAATCACGCCTCGCGGCTGACATGGATATCGAACCGGAAGAATTGGTAGAGATTATCGAAGCGTCTGCTGAAGGTGTTGAGCCAGATGAAGAAGTTAAGGTAACTGGCGACGATGACAAAGAAGGCATCATGGCAGCGCTGCGTGAAGCTGGCGTATCTGAAGAGCTGATTGCTCAGATTGCTGCGGCGCTGTCACCGGCTGTCGCTCAGGATGCTGACAAAGACGACGACAAAGACGAGAAAGACAAAGTGTCCAAAACCGCTATGGACTCCGCAATTCGCCTGGCACAGGACAGCGCAACCAAAGCCGCCGCTGAGAATTTCCGCAAAGTGCGTGAAGCAGAGCAGGCAGTTCGCCCGCTTATCGGCGATGTGGTTGCCATGGACTCCGCCGATGACGTCTACCGCACTGCGCTTGAGCAGGCTGGGGTGGATATCTCTGGCGTACATCCATCGGCGTTCCCGTCACTGGTAAGCATGGCTATCCAGCAGAAAGAAAATTCACGTCCTGCCCCTCTGGCTCAGGATTCCGCATCAATCAGCGATTTCGAGAAGGCTTTTCCGACCGCTGGCAAACTGAAACGAGGTTACTAAGATGGCAGACTTTCAGAGCGTAATTAATCAATATCCGGCCCCCGGCGTCGAAGGTGGCTTTGCCAGCACCAACCCGCACGCAACCTTTCTTGCGGGTGAGGCAGCACTGGTTGCAGGCACCAACGGACTAACCATTGGCCGCTTTGCCTGGGCTGTAAACGGCGTGGCATCCAATGCAGGTACTGGCGCACCTTCCGGCTTCGTACATCGTGACGGTCAGGCTGTCATCACCACATGGCTGGGCAGTGATTCAAACGTCATCCAGTCTGGCCGCGAAGTGACCCTGATGGTTGCTGGTGACTTCTGGGCGCGCACCTCTACCGCAGCAACGCGTGGTCAGAAAATCTTTGCATCACTCACCACTGGTCAGGTTCAGACCGGCGCAGCAGGCGCAACCATTACCGGTTATGCCGAAACCAACTTTTTCGCCGGTAGCGCATGTGACGCGGGCGAGCTTGTCAAAATCAGCACCTGGAGCAACTAATGAACGAATTTCAGAAGCACTACGCCGCCGCAAGCGGTAAGTACGGCATTGTGCTGCCGGGTGCGAAAGAGTACCTGAAGCCTGAATTCGCTGAGAACTTCTCTCTGGCGATGGATGCGCAGCCTACTATGGTAACCACCGGTAGTGCAGGTATCCCGGCTTACTTCACCAACTACGTTGACCCTGAGCTGATCCGCGTTCTGGTCACTCCGATGAAAGCAGCAGAAATTATCGGCGAAGTGAAAAAAGGTGACTGGACAACATTAACCGCTCAGTTCCCCATCGTAGAGTCTGCGGGTGAAACCAGTTCGTATGGCGACTACAACCATAACGGTATGACCGCCGCGAACGTCAACTGGGTTCCTCGTCAGTCCTACCATTACCAGACGCATACCCGCTGGGGTGAGCGTGAACTGGATATGTACGGTGCGGCGCGTATCGGTTATGCCGCAGAATTAAACGTGGCTTCCGCGCTGGTGCTTAACAAGTTCCAGAACAAGTCTTATTTCTACGGTATCGCTGGGCTGCAGAACTATGGCCTGCTGAACGATCCAGCATTGCCTGCTTCAATCGCTCCGGATGCTACCGGCACCGCTGGCGGCTTGCAGTGGTCAACCAAAGATGGTCAGGCTGTTTATGACGACATCCTGAAGCTGTATGGTCGTCTGGTTGCGCAGACCAAAGGCCTGCTCGATATGAGCACCTCAATGACGCTGGCGATGCCTCCGGCTATGTCTGTGAACCTGGCTAAGACGAACATGTACAACGTGAACGTCTCTGACCTGCTGAAGAAAAACTTCCCGAGCCTGAAGATTGAGACTGCTATTGAGTATTCAACTCCAGCCGGTGAAATGGTTCAGTTGATCGCCGATCGCCTTGGTGAGCAGTACACCGCTTACGCAGCCTTCACCGAGAAGATGCGCGCTCACGCAGTTGTGACTGAAGAGTCAAGCTGGAAGCAGAAGAAGTCAGGCGGCACCTGGGGTGCAATCATTCGTCAACCGCTGGCAATCGCCACCATGATCGGAGTGTAAGAAATGGCTGAAGTCGTAACAGTAGGTTGCAAACTTCCTAACGGTATCGTTATGGAAGTCGATGGTCGCGAGCTTGTGCTTAACGGCGCAAACGCCTCCAGCGTCATCGGTGGTTACGGTCTGACTGAAAATGTGGATAAAGCCGCTTTCGATAAGTGGATGGAAACGCACAAAGACCAGCCTTACGTGAAAAACGAACTGGTGTTTGCTCAGGCCAAAACCAACAGCGCCGAATCGAAAGCGAAAGAAAACGCTGACGTTAAATCCGGCCTGGAAGGTCTGCCGCAGGATAACCCTGCTCCCGGCGTAACCAAATCAGACGGTAAGTAACCATGTCAGTCGTTATCTTTGATATAGCCAAATTCAGGACGCGTTATCCCGAGTTTGCCTCGGTAAGTGATGACCTGCTTCAGGCTTACTTCACTGAGGCGACTGTCTATCTGAATAACACCGACAGCAGCCCGGTTACTGATGTTGACCAGCGGGCTGTGTTTCTGAACATGCTGGTTGCTCACCTTGCCGCGATTAACAGCGGCGTGGGTGGTCAGGCGGCGTCAGGATTGGTTGGGCGGGTAACGAGCGCATCTGAGGGCTCTGTATCCGTGTCTGTTGATGCTGGCCCCTCCAGCGCTGCCTCTTGGTGGTACATGCAGACACCTTACGGAGCGCAATACTGGCAGGCGACGCTGCCATTCAGGACGATTCGTTACCTGCCCGGTGGCTCACCGTCAATGTATCCCTATCACTACAACCGCAGAGGTTATTACCGGAGGTAGCGATGACAACATTCAGTGGTGGTGACGCACTGCAGAAGAAGTTAGCCGAGATTGCGGAGCAGATTGGAGACCCAAAAACGCTTCGCGTTGGCTTTCTGGAAGGTGCAACTTATCCCGATGGTGAATCGGTAGCTATGGTGGCCGCAGCTAATGAGTTTGGCGACCCCGGAATGAACCGGCCACCTCGCCCGTTCTTTCGTCGTATGCTTGCCGAAAAGTCACCTCAGTGGGGTGATGACCTAGGAAAGATTGCACTGGCAGTTAATTATGACGCATCAACTCTGTTTGCATTGATGGGTGAAAGAATTAAAGACCAGTTGCAGGGCTCAATTCGTGAGTTCACAGACCCCGCCCTGGCGCAGTCAACCATTCAGCGAAAAGGGTTCGACAAGCCACTCATCGATACGGGTCATATGCTCAACTCAGTTGACTATGACGTTAAGGACGGCGTATGAACCTTCACGGCATTGTGCGCCGCGCCATTACCACGGTTAACCCTGATGTGGCTGGCTTGATGATGGTGAGCCTTGGCACTTACACTACCGACGCCGCAGGGCATCGAGTACCTGCATACAGCTCACAAAACGTCACCATCCAGTTACAACCCCTAAGCTATACAGACCTGATGAAAATTGACGGTCTTAACCTGCAGGGTGTTGTGAAGAAAGCCTACGTGAACGGTAACTTTGAAGGCGTCAACCGGCCTAAGCAAAAAGGTGGGGACAAGCTCATCGTTAACGGCGAAAACTGGCTCATCACTCAGCCGCTTGAAGAGTGGCCTGACTGGTGCTCATTCGTCGTAACATTACAGGTGACTCCATGACAGCGACGATAAGCATTACTCAGGATGATATGACGGCCGCCTTGCGCGGTTTTTTATTGTCCCTCGTTGACGCTGAGGTGTTTCTGGCTCAGGAAGATCTTGGTCCTATGCCGAATCAGGATTTCGTCACCATGACGCCGATGTTTATAACCGGTCTTTCAACAAACCGCGTTGCCTATAACGATCCGGGAAGTGGTGTTGGTTCGGAAATGACGCAGCGCAGCGGCCAGTGGCGATGTCAGCTTGATTTCTACGGAAACAGCGCACAGGAAATGGCATCAGTCGTTGGCACCATGATTCGCTCTGAATACTCCGCCAACTGGTTCAGGCTAAACAATCACCCAATCACACCGCTTTATGCTGGCGAACCTCACCAGACCACGATGATCAACGCTGAGAAGCAGTACGAAAACCGCTGGACGCTGGATTTTATGGCGCAGGTTAACGCTGTTATTACCACACCGCTTTATTTTTTCGACAACATAGAAGTCAGCTCGAACGCTGCTGACCTGAAATACCCACCGGAGAATGCATAAATGGCAATCCCTTTAACAAAAGACGTCCAGATTAATCCTGGCGTACTGGCCGCTGGCGGTAACGCGGTTGATTTGAACGGCCTGATTCTTACCCAAAGCACTTATGCACCCGTGGGTAACGTTGCCTCATTCTCTACCAAAGAGGACGTGGCAAAGTATTTTGGCAGCGTTTCAGATGAATATGCGATGGCGGCCATCTACTTCTCAGGCTATGACAATTCAACGAAGAAGCCGGGTAATCTTCTCTTTGCCCAGTACAACGTAGTACCGGTTTCGGCCTGGCTTCGCTCCGGCTCCATGGCGAATGTCACACTCGATCAGCTTAAGCTCATCAGCGGCATTCTTACACTGACAGTAGACGGAACCGCTAAGACATCAACCAACATCGACCTGAGCGGAGCTACGAGCTTTGCTGCGGCTGCTGATCTGATTGAATCCGCAATCGGAAACTCAGTGGTTGTCACCTATGACACCACGCAAAAAGCCTTTGTTATTTCATCAGCCACCACGGGTGGAGGCAGCTCTGTCACCTTTGCTTCAGGTACGGCCTCTACAGCCTTAAAACTGACAGCAGCTACCGGAGCCATTCTGTCTCAGGGTGCTGATGTACAAAACCCTACCAAGTTCTTTATTGCTCTGCTGGACAAGTCTCAGGACTGGGCTGTTTTTACCACCTCTTTCGAAGCAACAAACGATGAGCATCTGGCATTTTCGGCCTGGGTCAGCGCGCAAAATTTCAGGTTTGCTTATGTGGCGCATACCATGGACGGTTCTGCACTGGTAAGCGGAAGCACAGATACTGTAGCGTACAAAATTATCACCACTAACGACTATGCAAACGTACTGCCTGTGTATGGAGCTAATCTCCACGCAGCTTCAGCGTTGGGATATGCGGCTGCGCTGGACTTCGACCGTCAGGAAGGCCGAGTAACATTCAAGTTCCGCTCGGTGTCAGGGCTGCAGCCTGTTGTATCTTCTTCATCGGCATATGACGCGCTTATAGCCAATGGATACAATTTTTACGGCGCATACACGGCAAATAATTACTCGACCAGCTACTGGGCTGATGGTGCGATAACGGGTGACTTCAAGTGGTTTGACAGTTTCTGTTTCCAGATTTGGCTCAATGCTAACCTGATGCAGGACGTTATCCAGCTTTTCCAGTCAAATCGATCGCTCCCCTACAACACCAGGGGCGACGCTGCCATTGAGGCATCAATGACAGACACGTTTGGACAGGGTGTGTCTTTTGGTGGCATTCGTGTAGGCATCGACCTCTCTGCTGCGCAGAAAAACGAAATTATTAACGCCGTAGGCACTGACATCACCTCAACACTTAATGCCAAGGGATGGTATCTGTATCTGCCAAAGGCAACTGCAGAACAGAGGGCTGATCGTATCCGTCCTGGATGCAGCGTTTATTACACAGACGGCGGTAGCGTGCAGAAGTTAACCCTCGCGTCAGTCATGGTTCAGTAAGGAGCTTAAGAAATGGCTAATACCATCACCAGTGCTGACGCTATTTTCGCTCTCACTGTTACTAACCTGTATCCGTCTGCTCAGACGTTACAGGGATATGCGGCCGATGCGATGTTCGCACTCGGAGATACCGAAATGGCGGTTTCTGTTCGTGGTGCTGACGGTAAACTCTCAGCCGGTTTCGTATTTGGTGAATACCTGCAGACTATTACGATCATGCCTGACAGTGAAAGCCGGGAGATTTTCGAAACGTGGCAGCTTACTTCGCTAACATCAAAAGCGGTATTCCGCTGCAATGCGACAATCATCATTCCGGCCATCAGTCGCAAATTCACACTCACTAATGGCGTTCTGCAGCGCGTTAAAGCGATGCCGGATGCTAACCGTGTGCTGCAGCAGATGACCTATCAGATCAACTGGGAAAGCGTCACCGCCGAATCCTACACACCATAAGGTTTATTATGGCCCGTAAAGAGCTTATTTATACAGAGCAGGGTAAAGGTCGCGACCTTGGCAAAACCTTCTTCATTCGCGAGATGTCAGCCACACAGGCTGAGTGGTGGGCGATTCGCGCAGGCATGGCTATGGCCCGCAGCGGCGTCTCGATGCCGGATAACTTCGCCGATATGGGCATAGCTGCAATGGCCGGCACCGGGTTAAAGATGGTGTCGCAGATTCCAGCCGATGAAGCCAAGCCGCTCCTTGATGAGCTGATGGAGTGCGTGCAGTTTGTTCCTGACGCCAGCAACCAGAACATCAAGCGCAAACTCATTGATGATGACATCGAAGAGATTGCAACGCGCCTGAAGTTACGCATGGAAGTATTCAAGCTACACGTCGATTTTTTCACCGCCGCCGCCAGTTAGACATTCCACCACTGGTAGGTGAGACCATTCCCGGTCTTGCTGACTACGTTAACGTTCCCAAAACCATAGCGACCGTTCTCTCTTCGGGTAAGTGCTCCTTAACCGAACTGAGCACGACGCTGGGCGTTGAGGATTTGTGGTGGTGGCTGGAGATAATCACCGTGGACAATTACAACCGCATGATGGCTAACAGGGCCAGTGAGAGAAGCTGATGGCAACGATTATCGACGCGCTTGTCGTCACGCTGGGACTGGATTCATCTGGCTTTAAAAAAGGCCAGGGCGAGATTAAAGGCGGTCTTGACGATACCCGTAAGCAGGCAGAGCAGGCGGCCAAGGACATGGAGGCAGCCGGTAAAAGGGCTGCTTCCTTCTTTGGTTCGATTCGCACTGAATTACTGGCACTGGTAGGTGTCACACTTTCCGTTCAGGGCATTAAAAGCTTTGTTACGGGCATGACGGATAACCTGCAGCAGCTGGCGGTCAACTCCAGATCGCTGGACATGTCGGCCAAGTCCCTTAATGGCTGGCAGCGGGCAGCAGAGTCTGCCGGCTCAAGCGCCGAGAAGATTACAGGCACCCTGAGCGGCTTCCAGAATGTGCTGACGCAGATTCGCACCGGTGGTGGCCAGGACAACCCGCTCTGGCAGGGGCTTGCATCTTTTGGCGCGGCGACTGGCGCTAACTTTGATTACCAGAACGATAACGCCGAACAGGTAATGCGCAAAATTGCAGAAAACTGGGGCAAGTTGAGCAAGGATGCACAGCGTCGTTTTGGTGGTATGTTCGGATTTGATAACGCCACTCAGCAGGCATTATCAAATGGACGCCTCGCTACCGATGCTGACCAGTTTACCAAAGTTTCCCGGGCTACCGATGAGGCAACACAAAAGGCACAGGATTTCAACCGTCGCCTGGTTGAGATGAAAGCCAACTTTTCTGCTGCTTCTCAGGTTCTGTATACCGCCCTTATCCCTTACATAGAAAGGCTCATCCCTCTCATAGAAAAGGTCGGTAACTGGATAGCAACCCATGGCCCGGAAATAAGTCAGGCTTTTCAGGATTTCGCTAACCAGATTAACGGCATTGTTGATGCGGTGGGCGGTTGGGAAAATGTCATGCAGGGCCTGCTGGTGTTTATTGGCGGGAAATGGCTTCTCGGCATTACCTCTGCTCTGGGTGGTGTAAGAGGGGCTTTGCTGGCTATATCACGCATAAGCCTTATTGCTGGCCTTGTGGAGCTTCAAAAGTACGCCGCTGTGCTTGAAAAGAAATATGCATGGCTGACGGACAATCCGGTAACTAACTTCCTGAATGATTCGCCGGGCAGTGATACTGCTAATGATTTTGGCAAAAAAACCAGTAAATGGATGCGGGAAAACCTCGGCATTGGTTTCAGGGATGATGACGGTTCCGTTGAGGACAAAAAGGATGCTCCAAGGGGTATTCGCAACAACAACCCCGGCAACCTGAATTATGCAAGGCAGAATGGAGCCACTAAAGAGGCTGGAGAGAACGGCAGGTTTGCTGTTTTCAGCAGCATGCGGGATGGGATATCTGCACTTCATCGCCAGATTCAGCTCTACCTGCAGCGCGGCGTGAATACCATCGATTCCATCGTTAACAAGTACGCGCCTTCTTCTGACGGAAACAACGTTCAGGCATACATTCAGCAACTTGTAGGTGCCACTGGAAAGGGAGCTAATGAAACCCTTTCAGGTGATGACCAGGGGACGGTTTTCAAACTGATTCGCGGCATCATCAATCATGAGAACGGCAAGGGATACGTGTCTGACCAGGACATCCTCGGCGGCATTCAGGTTGGGTCAGTTGCCACCTCCATGCGTCAGTCTGCAATACAGCAGCAGAGTGGCAATCAGATTCATATCGGCGAGGTCAATGTGCAGAGCAGTGCATCCACTGTTGATGCGCTCGGGCAGGACATTAACCGCAGCGTTAGCCGCAACAGCCTTCTGGTGCCGTCCATGTCAGGACAGGGTGGATAATGAACTTTTCTCTGAACGAAACAACGCTGTTAAATGCCGTTCAGGGTGGCGGCATTTTCTCAGTTATAAACAGCATCATCACGCCCGGGTACGGTATTTATCGCAAAAGTGGCGAACGCGCTATCCGCCCATCCTCTTTTCTGGGGGTGGAGTATGGCGCAGACGCCTCTGTGGTTTCTTCTCCGATTGAGGGTGGCTCGTATAGCTCCTACAACAAAGTAAAGCGGCCACCGGTTATTCGCGTGCTGTTTGTGCTTGAGGGATGGTCTGGGTTATCCGGTTCACTGCCAAACCTCACCAACTTCTCGCTCACAAGCCGGGCCGACATGCTGAGCGCACTGGACGAGATGGTTAACTTTGCTGCCACCTACGATATTGAGACACCCGATACGGTTTATGAGGATTATGATTTGGTCCGGTATAACTACCGCACCTCAGACAGGGATGTCACCCTTCTTACTGTCGAAGCCATCTTTCAGGCGGTGTTGCAGGAAGCGGAAGTGACTCTGACAAGTACCACGGCACAGAGTAAGACGACTGCGAATGCGACAAGCAATGCATCCAGTGCAGTAACTGAAAGGGTTAACGCCTCAACATCTGAGGCAACGCAGTCAAACGCATCTTCAGCGCTGGCCGGACTCAAGAAAACTGCTTCAGATGCCGTAGGGAAAGTTACATCTTCCGTCAGCAACATTACGCAGACCACGACAGCGTCCATAAACGGGGCTGTTACGTCAGCCATCAATAAGCTTGCTGCCACAGTCACAGAACTGGTTAAGGTGGTGACCTGATGCAAATTATCACACTGCAGCCTGTAAAGGCTCAGGAGCTAACGGTAAGACTGGGAGAGCAGTCGGTCACCCTTCGTATATTCCAGCGCTCTACGGGGCTTTATATTGACATTGGCGTCGGTGATTTCTGGATCGCTCAGGGGGTTATCTGCTTGAACGGGAATAGGCTGGTTCGCTACCCCTATCTTGGTTTCAGTGGTGAATTGTTCTTTGCCGACACCAAAGGAAATGATGACCCGGACTATTCTGGCCTGGGTGACCGGTTCCTGCTTTTCTACGCCACAGCACAAGAGATGAGCGCCGCAGCATGACATATAAAAAACGCAGTCTGAAGTTCCAGTTCAAGCTCAAATCCGGCGCATTCGATGACAAAGGTAACGATACGCTGACCATTGACAACATCAAGGCTGAGGTGGAGATCGGCGCATATGGTGGCGTTTCTGGTTCAACGCTTGAATGTAAGCTATATGGACTGGGCTTGGATTTGATGGCTAAGCTTAGTTACAAAGGCATACAAATTGATGGAGCAAAACAAAACCTTTTGAAGGTTTGGGCTGATGATGTAATTGTTTTCTTTGGGTCTATAACCAACTGCTTTGCTGATTTCAATCAAATGCCGGATGCCCCTCTATTTATCACAGGAAATGCAACCGGCTACGAGCAATCAATACCAGCACCGCCCTTCACGGCAAAAGGAAGTATAGATGTTGCTGACATAATCTCTTCAATAGCTAGCGGAATTGGATATACCGTTGTAAATAGTGGAGTTAGCTATATGTTTTCAAACCCCTATTTCGATGGAAACCCAATCGAGCAAATTAAGAAAGCAGCACGTGCAGCATCCATAAATGTCGATCCACGAAACGGGGTTATATTTATTTGGCCCCAAAAAGGCGCTGTAGATGACGTGAAGCCGCTAATCTCACCCAAAACAGGGCTTTTGGGTTATCCCGTTTTTAGTAATTTTGGCGCAACCTTCCAGTGTACTTTTAGCAATCTGATAGTTATAGGTAGACGCTGCCAACTAGAAACATCTCTGCCTAATGCCAGCGGCGTTTATACAATAACTAGCGCAACGCATCACCTTTCATCATGGATTGAGGGTGGGCCATGGTTCACCATATGCAGGGCTTCTCTGGCTCAGTTGATAACCATAAGGCAGTAAAATGCAGAATGTATTCACGACAACCCCACAAGACACATCATCTGATGCAAATGCTCAGGAATTCCTATTCAACAGAATGCTAATGAGCAATGCATTTATAACCTTAGCAATCGTGACAGAGGTAAATGAATCAGGAGGTATGGTAACGGTTCAGCCTTTAGTTGAGGGGTTTACTGGCGCTGGCGAGAGAATACCGAAAACTGAGATTTATGGAGTTCCTGTGTGGAGACTTCAGCGGGGAGCAAGCGCTCTGATAATGAATCCCGTTGCTGGCGATATTGGAATGATAGCTATATGTGACAGAGACATCAGCGGAGTTAAGGCGACAAAAAGTTCATCTCTGCCAGGATCAAGCAGGACACATAACTACGCTGATGCAATATATCTTGGTGGGGTTTTGAATGCCGAACCAAGCCAGTATGTAAGCTTCAGAGATGATGGTATCGATATCGTTTCTCCTCTCTCCGTGACCATGACTGCGCCAGTTGTGGAGGTAAACGCCTCGTCCTCTCTGACACTAAACTCAGCCAATATAGTTCTCAATGGTCCGGTAAATCAGGGATCAGGAAGTTACGCAGGAGACTTTAATTTTGCAGGAAACATCAATGCTGCCGGTGAAGTGACAGGCAAGGGTATAAATCTATCCACTCATACACACAAAGGGGTGCAGAGTGGAAACTCTAACTCAGGAACTCCTAACGCATAGCCCTTTCATACCCCCAGTAAAGAGAATTAGAAATAGCTCGATACTGGAATGGGTCATTTGTTATTGAGCCAATGCTGTACATATACCGATCAAGAAGGGCTGGCGGCTGATTAGTTTTGGCTGCATCATAACCATCCACGCACGCTCTTGTTGCTGTCTCAGCCCATAGCTCTGGAGTTTCAGTTACTGTAGATGGGTTCGTTCCATAATATTTAAGAGCCAGAGAAAAAAGTTGCTTAGAAACCCCCAGCGCATGGTCATAACAGCCAGTATCCTTAGCTTTCTGTATGTATTCTTGCTCTTCTTTCTCGGCTTTCTGCTTCACTTCCTCACTAATTTTGCGTTTCTTTTCAGCTTCTTTAGCCACATTATTTCTAAATTCATTATCAGCCTGACCTGTATTTACTTGGGCGCACCCAGAAATCAGAAGAGAGATGGGTAATAAAAAAATTATGCTTTTCATCTATAACCTCGCTTTTCTTTAGTTAATGCATTTTAAATCAAACACCCGCTACGGCGGGTTTTTTATTGCCTGGAGAAAGCATGTTAACCAAATCAATTTTGCTCGATACCGATAAGTGGGACCTGACACTTGATGACTCCGGCAATCTGGCGCAGACAGCAAATCCTTACGCAGTAGCTCAGGACGTAGCCTGTGCGTGCAAAACGTTCCTGGGCGAAGTCTGGTATGACACCACACTTGGAATTCCTTACTACCAGCGCATTCTCGGCCACTGGCCCGGAACGCAGCTCATTAACACCAAGCTCCAAAGTGAAGCCCTCAAGCTGGATTACGTTCAGACGGCCACATGCACCACTGTAATCGGAAAGCAGAACCGTATTGCCTCTGGCGTCATGACGATCACCGACACCAATTTTAATCAAAGCACCATCAATTTCTGAGGCCGATATGGCAGATGACGTAATCGTAACAACTTCGGTGCCGGCCGCCACGCTCTCGGACATTGGTCTGTCTGTGCCGGATGAGAAAGATATTCTTGACGGACGACTGAGCGATCTGGATGACGCGATGGGTGGAGGCATGAGCAAGAGCCTCACTTCACCGCAGGGACAAATCGCCATGAGCGAGACGGCCATCATTGCGGACAAGAATGACCAGTTGCTGGCTATAGTGAACGGTATAAACCCCGACTATGCCAGCGGCAGGTTTCAGGATGCAATTGGTCGAATCTACTTCATTGACCGCATCGCTGAGCAGGGCACCACTGTCACGGCTGTAGCGACGGGGCTGGTTGGCACGATCATCCCTGCAGGAAGCACTGCGCAGGACGATGCTGGCTACATTTATTCTTCATTGTCATCGGCAGTCATTCCCGCATCGGGCTCAGTGATCATCCTTTTTCAGAATCAGACTCCAGGCCCTATTGCCTGCCCATCCGGTTCACTGAATACCATTTACCGGGCTATCAGTGGATGGTCGGGGATTAACAACCCTTCAGGTGGTGTGCTGGGTAATATTGTTGAAAGCCGGTCAAACTTTGAGGCGAGACGGCGCGATTCTGTAGCAAGAAACAGCCGCAATATGGACGGATCAGTATTATCTGCGGTACTGAATGTCAACGGCGTACAGGATGCCTACGTGTGGTCTAACAGGCTGGCATCGACAGTCAACCGGGGGACAACAAACTTCCCTGTGGTGGGTCACTCTGTATACATATGTGTATATGGTGGGGCTGACGCAGATGTCGCTGAAGCCATCTTTCAGACGTGCAATCCCGGCGCGAACATGAATGGTGACACCACATTCACGGTGTATGACACGCAAAATTACAGCGCACCTTACCCGGAATATGTGATGCAGTGGCAGAGGGCGATAACCACCCCGGTTTATTTTAGGGTGACTCTCGATAAAACACTGAACCCTCCCAGCGACATCACGGTACAGGTGAGGAAGATGATTACCCAGGTATTCACTGGAGGGTATGACGGAATTGCTAAGGCGAGAATTGGCGCGACCATAAATGCGAGCAAATATTATGCTCCCGTCATTTCAATCTCACCTGACACTGTGGGCATTCTCTCCCTTGAAGTTTCTCTGGATGGATCTACTTATGGCCCATCTGTAACGATGGGGATAGACAGAATCCCCACTATTCAGGACTCCAATATAACGGTAGTACTGTCATGAACTGGAAAGACACGGTAATTACCCAGTATGCACAAAGCCAGAGACTGTTGGGAATAATTGATTCATTCAGTCAGGCTGTAAGCCTTGATGATTTTACAGATGATTTTATTAATGATGTGTGGGACATCTCGACAAATAACAGTTATGGTCTCGATGTATGGGGAAAGATTGTCGGGATAGGAAGATATATAACAGCACCTATAGACAGTGACACATTCGGTTATTCTGAAGCGGATTCCGGTGACTCGGATTACCCCTTGCCATTTAATGACGCACCTTTTTATGGGGGAATGCAGGAGACTACTAACGTCAGGCTTTCTGATGATGCTTACAGAACGCTTATTATGTGTAAAGCATTTACCAACATAAGCATTGCAACCATCCCTGACGTGAATAAATTCCTCAAAATACTCTTCTCAGGAAGAGGAAGGGCTTACTGCATTAATTATCGCGGGATGACAATGGGGATTACTTTTGAATTCTCCCTCGCTCCTTACGAGAAATCCATACTGCTGAATTATGGCGTTGTTCCGGTTCCGAGCGGTGTGCAGCTTAACATCAACCAGATTGTGCCTCCTTATTTTGGCTTCACAGAAGAATCCTACCCATTCAATGACGGCACCTTTAACAGAGATTAAAAATGAACCGTACAGATGCCCCCAAGAAACAGCCCGTCCCATTCGCAGTAAATGGACAGCGGGAAGATTTACTGAACACAACGCCAGCGGGTGACAATACCGCATCCTACGACGCCGGATTCCCTCCCGTCACCATGATCCTAAAGGCTGCAGGAGGGTTGCCGCCAAAGGGTCAGGATATTAACCAAATTCTTTTTGAGCTTTCATCGCTGTCCCGGTGGGCAAGTACAGGCGCGTTGAACACCTATGATGCAACATTTTCTTCATCCATCGGTGGATACCCGAAAGGCGCAGTATTACTCTCAAGCAACGTATCAAACATCTTCATCAGCACGGCTGACGGAAACAGCAACGATCCGAACTCAGTAAGCACCGGCTGGCTTAGTCTGTTGTCATTTTTAGGCGGAGCACCCGTTAACAGCCCTGTATTTACCGGCATTCCTGCAGGCCCTACTGCTGACCCGACGACAAATACAACACAATTATCGACAACCGCCTTCGTAAAGACAGCAATTAATAATTTAAATCTTGGCACTGCATCCACGAAAAATATCGGAAATGGAGCAGGACAGGTTCCGGATATGTCATTCTGGACCACAAGCTCAGGATGGAGAAAAATGCCAGACGGCGTCATTGAGCAATGGGGCGTATCTGGGGCGACTAACGATACTGTCAGCGTTACTTTCCCCATTCAGTTCACATCTGCTGTTTACTGGATTGGTGAACACGATACGGGCGGTGGTAACCGCATGACACTCTGGCAGTTAAACAGCATTACCGGCACTGGATTTCAGGCAAGAAACATAGGCTCAGTAATTAAAGGTGATACTGCGGTCGAAGCATCAATAACAGCTAACTGCATATGGTACGCCAGGGGTAAATAATGCAATATATTTTTTCACCATCAACAAAAAGTTTTTATCTGGCAGAACTTGAGGCCGATTATCGAAAAAGCAATACGTGGCCAACTGACGGAATAGAAGTAACTGATGATGTATTTAATCAGTTCAGTGGTACACCACCAGAAGGAAAAACAAGAGGCGCAGGAAAAGACTCAATGCCTGCATGGGTTGATCTCCCGGCAAAAACTAATAATGATTTATACAAGGAAGAGTCAGCAGCACTGAATATAAAATATAAAAATGACGTCAATGTATTAAGTGAATCCTACGCTACAGCCACTCTCGCAGACGGCCCATCACAGAACGTTAAGCAGACGGCTATTTATCAGCAATATCAAAGCCTGAAAGCGCAGTACGTTACAGACAGTGCTGCTCTGAAGGAAAAATACGGGGTGTAAGATGGACGAAAAACCTGCAACAACAGGATATGTATTACCTAAGTTCTGCCCTATCTGTGCCGAAATCATGCAAACCTCCACACTGACCGTAGACGGCGTCACTTTCGACATCTGGAAGTGCCCCGAGTGCGGCTATGAAGAAGTTAAGGAATGAACCATCGCCATGGACGGCCTGTTTCCCATCAATAAATCCTTCCAGAACATCCAATTTACAAAACTCCTGCCACTCCCCACTTGATTACTCACGCAGATAGATATTACTGTAATTATATACAGTGTTTATCGGAGCTATCGTCATGCCACGTTACGGCGACATAAGAATTTCATTCCACGAGGCTATGCGGCGCAGCGCTAAGTACGGCGTCACGGTCTCAACGTCTGACTTTGTTGCTGAGCTTGCTAAGCGACACTGGGAGATGAGCCATAAGCAGGCCAACGAGTGGATAGCGCAGAACGTCATGACATTCAGGGACCAGTCGCCGGAAGAAGGCGAGAACAAGCTCTGGCAGCGTTTCTATCACTACGGGGAGTATTGAGATGGGCTTTCCTTCACCGGCGGCAGACTTCGTTGAAGGCCGCATAGATTTGAACAGGCTGATGATTCACCGGCCATCGTCAACCATTCGCATTGAGACGCCGAGAGGGTTCGCGCTGGTAGACAGTTCCATTACACCGGTGCCGGGTAACAAGGTTGCCTGGCAGGTAGATGGCTACCCGATGGTGGGTAAATACTTCAGGCACGGCATTATTACCGAAGAGGGCGAGACGATAGACGGGGAGTCACTGGAAGGTGTGGTGATGCTCGGCGTGGTGACGCATGAAATCCTTTCTATATATGAAGCCGAATGGATGCCGGTGTGACAAAATTGTGCCAGAAAATTGGCACAATGAAGCAGAAATCGTTAAATCCTGTCATACGCTAACTCGCTGGCTGGCTTGTGTAGCGGCTTCTGTGGTTGTTATCATGCGCCACTTTTAATCATACATCGGACTGTTTCTCCGATGGAGGTCTTGTGAAATTTGAGC